AATTATCTCTAATACCTACAGCCATTGGATTAATCTTAACAACATCCTGAGCCATAGCACCACGATACCTAATCTCATTACCTATATAATTGAATTCATATATCTTGTAACCATCAGGTGACTTACCTACTTCTTCTATATTCTCTTTTAATCTATTATCACTCTTAAGCATAGGTGCAGCAGTACTAGCTATACCAGCGGCAAGCTGTAGATTAGCAAAGAACTGACCTTGACGATCTTTAGGTGGCATCATAACAGGTGCTCCATATTCAGGTCTAGTTCCTATTGAAGCTCTATTCTTAGCTACTTGAGTCATATGATTCCTCATTATCATTTGATTAGCAATGTCCATATTCCTACCAAATGTATTATTTATAGTGGATTCTATTTGTTTTTGTTTATCTAAGAGAGCTTTGTATTTAGCTACATTATATCTATTAGATACTCCTACATTTGATCTATCTGAGTATCTAGATATCTTAGCTTTGGCTCTGGTTATACCTTCTTGAGCTAGCCTACCTTTTCCTAGAGCCCATAAGGCTTTAGAATAAGCGTTACTCTTGGTACGACTTAAACCTCTAGTGAGCCCGCCTACACGACGTTTGGCTCCCATCTCTCTATTCCAGAATTTAAGGGAAGCAGAATGATACGCTGTATCTTTCTTTAACTTCTCTATTCTGGCTTGCATTCTTACTCCCCTATTGGGATCTGGTGCGCACACGGCAAAATTCTATAAAGGACAAGTTGTTAGGACCATGTAATTTTTTCTGTAAAAATTTAAATCCTAAAAATTTTAATAGTTTTAAATGAACCTTATTCCGTTCATCAACTATATTCCATAGTAGTGGTTCAGTTCTAGCGTCTACAAAACGTTTAGCTTCTCTAGCAAAGGTGATAGGATATTCGTGGATTGCGGGTGTACATAACATCCATATTGTCCCGCCTTCTCCGACTCCTGCCATACCAGCAGTCTTGCCGTTAGGCACTGTGAAATACACAGAGGAGCCTTTCTTAGCCTCCAAAACTAACTCTACTAATGGATTTAGCCCATGACCTTCTTCGACCTCTCTACGGTCATCTGGACGTAAGTTAGAGGCTACCTCTACAGCAGCCTCCATTGTTATTGGGTGAATATGTTTAGACACGACGATAGTGCATTGGACTCCAGTCACCTTCCCAAGACATAGATCTTAAGGTAGCAGGTGCTGGGTGGGAGGATTTCAATGTAACATCTACATTTAGATTTCTTTCATATATTGGAATGTCTTTAATTTTTTCTGATAAATATGGAGCATCAGATGCATCATACTCATCTAAATCTGTAGACTCATACACTTCAGTGTAATCTGTTTTACCTACTCTAGTAAGTGTAGTTTCATATAGACCTATCTTACCAAAGTTTAATTTCATTCTATGTACAGTAAGTTTAGAATTTATATCTGAATTTGTTTTATCACCTTCTGTTTTCTGTAAATAGAATCGAGGAAACTCAACATTATATTCATATAAATAACCTATATTAACTGTAGCACTAGACCAATCTCCGGGTACTGTAAAGTCATCACCATTGATAACTGTACATTCAGCATATCTACCTTCTCTAGCGGTATTTGAATCTGTATCAACTACTACTAAAGTACCATTAGGTGTAGTTACATCATCTATCCAATCAGATTGATTAGTAAATGTAGTTAGGTTTGTAGTAGAACTATAAGAACCACTACCAACTGTTGTATAATTATCTAAATGTATTAAGTAATTAACACTATCTTGATCTATACTTGGATCAGCATCAGCTTGTATAATATTTACACTTTGTAAGAAGTTATCTGTATCTAATAAGTAATACTGATCATTAACACAGAAATGATACTTAAGTGGATTATTAAACTTCCATTTAAACCATGAAGACTGTTGTTGTTGTTGACCTATTCTTAAATATTTATAACCTATTACAGTATCATTACCAGTCTTACCAAGAAATACTAGGTTATTCTCTCTAGAATTAGTTATTAAATCTAAATCTTTAGGTATTAAAGTAGGTACTAGTTCACTTGTATTTTGTAATATAGGCTCACCTTCTCTTGATACATTAGCAGTTTCCATGAAACGACTATACTTATTAGAGTTATCTATAAACCCTATTGTTCTTCCTAAAGATATAGGAGGAATTACTTTATCATAGTTATACCATGAGACTGCTCTTAATTTAGCTGTATCTGGGTTGAATGTAGTTTCATCAGAAGCTAGTAAGAACTGTGCATTAGTACTGAAACATAATAAACCAGTAGTTATTTCTATAGCATCATATAAATCAGAAGGATAAAGTGAAGCACAAGATATATCAACAGGATCTCCTATACTAACTGTTAAAGCCGTTTCAGACCAGAAGTTAGGAGTAGCTATAGTACCAGTTCTAGATGTAGTGACATTCTCACCGGATAAAAAAGCTAACCTATTACGAAAGAATACTACTTTATTAATAGTCTGACCTACAAATGTTGGTATTGGATTACTAATATCATCACCTACTGTACGATCAGCCCAAGTATATTTCTTAACTAAGAAGTCTCCATCAGCTTGTCTTTGTAGAACATGAGGCATAGTATCAGCATTAAAACTTTTAGCTATACCCGGCTCAGGACATTCTATCCAAGAGCCATAACCATCTTTATCATTTTCTCCTTTAAACTTAACGTAGTAATCATCTTGTGTATCTGATTTAGAATTAGCTATTTTAACAATCGTACCATGCACACATTGTACAGGTAAATCTTCTACAGTATTTATCTCAGATGCCATTACACGCATGAGATCTTGGTTAACTACTTCTACGTTAAAATCATCAGAATCAGAAGCTGTATATAAATATATACCACTACCTACTATCTTATAATTTAAAGCATTACCATTTACTGTAACACCAGCTAATTCACCAGCAATACCACCTAAGATAGCATCAGTTGTTACTGAAGTATCAGCATCAAATGGTGTAGGAGCTGGCCTCACTGCTTTAATACTAGCTTTAACTGGTACTTCTTCGTGATCTGTTACTGCTACTACAAAGACACTTTGGTTATCATACTGTTCATGTCCACTACCACTATTACCTGAGTACTTACCTCTAGTTGAAGGACCATTTACAGAAAGAGAATCACCAGTCTCCCAGTCTTCTCCGCCATGTAATAGTACTAAGTCTATACTATAAGAACATCCATATTCATCAGCTTCGACACTACCACCTACACCATCTATAATACCTTGCTGACCTGAAACACTTAATCTAAATGTTAGGTTCTTCTGAGTACCTGTATTAGTTTCAGCTCCACTATATACTTTAGTACCTATTCCCTTACACTGTCCACTAGATGGTCCTGTACCTAAATCATTAGAGGTATGCTTCATTCTAGTAGCTGTTTTAATAGTAGTAGTGGAATCACTATCGTATATATTTAAGGCATATTGTCTACCATTCTCTGTTCTTAACAGCTGGATATAAGCAAAGTTTTTATGTGGTCTAGTATCAGTAGTACCTGTAGTAGCTACAGTTTTACTTCTATTGTTTAAGAATGTTGTATCATTTATTGTTAACGCTTGGATATCTTCGGTAGCTGTTGCACTACTAGGAGTTAAGTAAGATGTAATAGCTGTATGAGCTGCAGTAGCCCCATTATATGCTGAGTTATCTGTAGCATACCATACATTCTTTTCAGTACCATCATTACAACTCCATATCCTTACCTTACCATCAGATGCTACTTGTCCTATATAAGATCCTTCTGTCTCATCTCTATAGTAATGAAACCAAGAACCATTTGATTGGACATTAGTAAGTGGTGAGGATCCTATTCTTTTAGATCCGGGTCTTTTGTATAAACCTTTTACAGCATCAGGTATAGCATTTTGTATACTCTTAACTTGACCCGGAACTTTTAATTGATCAGGTTGTTCTGATATACCACCGGTATATGCAGGTATAGTTTGTGTTATTGCTGGCATTATCTACTTAGGTTCCTCCATGGTTGGTAAGTAGTATGTACTGAATCTTCTGGGAAACCAAACATAGTATGATTACCTTGATTACATTCATACTCTTGACATGCAGCTCTAGCTAAAGCTTCTTGTTGACCTAGCATTGCTGACAATTGTGCATTAGATATCAACTGAACTGCTGCTCTTGCTGATGCTCTTGCTATTATCAACCTCTGGAATACCATAGGTAAATCTTCAAAGGTTAATAGTTTAACAATATCTAGATTGATTGAAGTTGTATCTGACCAATCATCTGTATGGTCATACTTATCATATAAAAATCCTCCTCTCTTTA